GAGAAAGCTAGAGGATTGATTAACACTTTGAGTGAAAAGGGTTATCAATCTTCGCAACGCGAGTGGGTCGAACCATCCACCCTTCGCGCCTTTATACGTGAACAAACTGAAGCAGGTAATGATATACCTTTGAATTTATTGGGTGCGTATATAGTACAAAGAACAACGATTAAAGAATAAAGGAGAAAAGCCCTATGGCCCAGACTAAAGCAGTCGCGAAAGCGGCAAAACTAGATCTAGCAGTTCTTGCTAGTGATTCAAAGAATGCAAGTGGATTCGGAAATCTTGACTTGTCAAGAGATATCGCCATCCCTTACATTAATATACTACAATCTAATAGCCCTCAATTAAATCCGTCTAAAGCGGAACATGTTGCAGGGGCTCAAGTGGGACAGTTTTATAATACTGTTACACAAGAAGTCAGTGCTTCACTAAATGTGATTCCTGTACTTTATCAACTACGATACGTGGAATGGAAAACCCGTGAGTCTGGAGGTGGATTTGTGGAAGCACATGACGCCGACAGTGGGATCCTATCCAAAACTAAACGTGACCAAATGACTTTCAAAGATGTACTGCCAAACGGTAACTACATTGCAACTACAGCTTACCATTATGTAATGGTTCAAGACAAAGCTGGTGCGTGGTCTCAAGCGGTTATTAGCATGACATCTACTCAATTAAAAAAGAGCAGACGTTGGAATAGCTTAATGCTGACTCAGAAAGTTAATGGTCCATCAGGAAGTTTTACTCCACCCACTTATGCTGTCATTTATAAACTTACAACAGTGAGTGAATCAAATGATCGTGGAAGTTGGTTTGGGTATCAAGTTGAGAAAGCAGGACAAGTGGAAGACGCTGATATTTATAATGAAGCAAAATCATTTTCAACTGCTGCATCACGAGGAGACGTAGAAGCTAAACCCACTGTTGAAGGGGAGCCGGTAAAAGAGGCTCCAAAATCCAACAGTAAAGAAAGCGACGAAGACATACCTTTTTAAGGTAAGTTTTTATAAACTGGAGGTTTAGTGGAAAAGTTCAAATTTATATTTGAAGGTCTCGACGTGGCTTATGGTCAGCACCAATCCGATAGGAAACGTGCTGACGGTAAGCAGGAGGGAAAGTCATACATTGTTAAAAAAATTGTTACAGAAGAATTATGGGAGGCGCACCTTGCTGGTGAAGGTCCTTCCTTGGGTATTATTCCTATCATGGCTGATAACACAGCCCGTTGGGGTTGTATTGATATTGATACTTATCCTATTGATTATCGTAGCATAATAAATAGTTTCAGAAAATTACAAATACCCTTAGTACCATGCCGTTCTAAAAGCGGTGGTCTTCACTTATTTTTATTTTTTAAAAAACCAATCGCCGCAAAATTGATAAGAGAGAAGCTACGAGAGGTTGCAGCAGCGTTAGGATATTCTTCTGTAGAAGTATTCCCGAAGCAATCCACCATATTAATTGAAAAAGGGGATCTAGGAAATTTCTTAAATCTTCCATATTATAACGCCAAAAGTACAACGAGGTATGCCTATAAAGATGATGGAACCGCGGCATCATTGCCGGAGTTCATTGAGTTATACAACAAGTATGCTGTGGATGATATTGACAAAATTGCAATCCAGGTATCCACTGACATCATAAAGGATGGACCGCCATGCTTACAGCAGTTATGCACACAAGGATTTCCGGAAGGAACACGTAACAATGGGTTGTTTAACATTGGAGTTTATTTAAGAAAATTCGATGCGGATAAATGGAAGATTTTATTAGAGGAATATAACAGGAATTACATGACTCCTCCCTTGGCTGCACAGGAAGTTATTATTATTCAAAAACAACTGGAGAAAAAAGATTATAATTACAGATGCAAGGAACCACCTATAAATTCTTACTGTAACGCGAAAGTTTGCAGGACACGTAAGCATGGAATTGGTGGTAATGGCGCGGCATTGGAGTTTAGTGCATTGACTAAGTTACAGACGGATCCACCAGTTTGGTTTCTGGATGTTGGTGATACACGAATGGAATTACAAACAGAGGAATTGCAGATTCAAACAAAGTTTCAAAAGAAATGCATGAATTCTTTGGACACGATGCCTCCTCTTGTAAAACAGTCAGTATGGCAGGAAATAGTGGAAAGATTAATGAATAATCTTATCAAGATTCCTGTTTCTGATGACGGGTCCTTGGCCGGTCAGTTTGAAGCTCACCTCCAGGAGTTTTGTACGGACCGCGCCCAAGCCCTAAATCGAGATGAATTACTTTTACGAAAGCCGTGGACGGAAGAAGGGACCACTTGGTTTAGATTAAAGGATCTCCAGGATTACTTGACGAGAAACAAGTTTACTTTTTTCAACACCGGTCAATTAGTACAAGCTTTGAGACACCTTAAGGGTAAAAGTGAAAAATATAATTTAAAAGGAAGAACTGTGAGAGTGTGGGGTGTCCCTGCATATCAGACACAGGATTCCGCTTTTGATGTAAAGGAGATTGACAGTGCCCCATTCTAATAGAAAATTTGGAGAGGTTAGAGAAGATGGATATCGGTTTGTAAGTATGAGATATGATAGATTAAAAAAAGACGGGACATATGGTGAAGATTGGAGAAGCCCTGAAGGTTTTGAAAAACATTTACAAAATGGTAAAAAACAGAAAAAAAGAATCTATGATCTTATTAGCAAATTAATGAATGAAGAAAAAATGAAACACGGATGCGCTCATTGCGGATATAAAGGTAAACCAGAGGCTCTGGACCATCATCACCCGAATCCTTCTAATAAAATTATCGCCGTGGCGTCTCATTGGAGAACGAGCTATAAACAATTTGAGAAGATGAAAGAGGAATGGAAAAAGTGCATTGTGTTATGCGCCAATTGCCACCGCATAGAAACAAAAAGGATTTTAAATGCCAAAAACTAAAATCATACTGGGTCCTCCTGGAACGGGCAAGACCCATAACCTATTGAATCTTGTTGAGCAGGAACTGGCGCGTGGCACATCCCCCGACCGTATTGCTTTTTTAGCTTTTACAAAGAAAGCGGCACATGAAGCGAGGGACCGGGCAATGAAGAAGTTTAATTTGGAAGAGCAACACTTACCATATTTCAGAACATTACACTCCTTTGCATTCCATGAACTGGGACTGACTAAAGCAGAAGTGATGTCAAGAGATAATTATAAAGAATTTGCGCAGGCATTCGGGATGGATTTAGGATCTGTTACTGATGGAGTTGACTCCGGTGGAGTATTTACCACAGATAACATATTGATAAATGAGGTTAATCTATCGAGAATGAAATGTATGGATTTGGAACATCATTATAATCATTCTAATCTACAAGACATTTCTTGGCATGCCTTATTAAGAGCACAAAGATCTATGGAAGAATTTAAGAAGAAAAAAGAACTATTTGATTTTACGGACATGATTGAACTATATCTAGAGTCTGGAATGGTTCCTAGACTAGATGTAGTGTTTGTGGACGAAGCACAGGATCTATGTAAATTACAATGGCGTATGATTAACAAGATTACACAGGACCCTGTCAAGAAGATTTATGTGAGTGGTGATGATGATCAAGCTATTTATACATGGGCTGGTGCTGACGTACATCATTTTATTAATCTTAAGGGAGAAACAGAAGTTTTAAAACAATCCTATAGATGTTCCAAGGTTATTCAGAATTTATCTCATAGAATAATTAATAGAGTTAATTATAGAAGAGAAAAACAATGGGAAGGAACAGAAAAAAATGGATTAGTTAAGTATCACACCTTTCCTGAGGGGGTTAATTTAAAAGAACCTGGTAGTTGGCTTATACTAGGTCGTACCAATTATTTATTAGACGAAATTGAAAGAGATGTTCGTTTACAAGGACTGCTTTACAAAAGAAATAATAAGCTACCCATATCACAAAAATTATTAAATGCCGCAGATGCTTGGAAACAATTAAACAGTGGAGGATATGTAGAATTATCTGATGTTAAAAACATTTATTCTTACATATCATCCCAAATTGGAATTGAGAGAGGACACAAACATCTTAGGACCGCTAATAAAGAAAAATATGAGCTTGAAGATTTAGTAATGCATCATGGCTTACTTGTAGGAGGAAGACCGTGGGACGTGGCTTTTGATAAGGTGGGAAATCGTGATAAAGAATTTCTACGTGCCATAGAAGTAAGAGGTCATAACTTAAATAAAGATCCTAGAATTAATTTAAGTACTATTCATGGAGCAAAAGGTGGAGAAGCAGATAATGTGATTCTTTTAACTGATCTGTCCAGGAAAGCTCAAGAAGCGATGGAAAAGAATTCTGATGATGAATGCCGTGTATTTTATGTAGGCGCTACACGTGCTCGTAACCAACTACATATAATACAACCACAAAGAGACGGAGGATTTATAATATGAAAAAAGAAGAAATACTAATGAAGGCCGCTGATTTAGTCAGCAACAGCAGACAGGAGTCACACGGTGATACATTCAAGAACCATGAGCAGATCGCTGACTACTGGAATACATATCTTGATAACAAACTTAAGCCAATGGCTTCAATAACACCTGATGAAGTGGCTATGATGCTTGGACTACTTAAAGTGTCCAGATCCCAAGTTGGTAAACACAACATTGATGATTATGTTGACGGAGCTGCGTATATGGCAATAGCAGGAGAACTCAAACTTGAACGTGGTGAGATCATGGGGGAAGTCACTAGACAACATGTCATGAAACTTAACAAGGAGAATAAATAATGAGGGATGCCTTTAAGGAAATTAATTCAAATTGGGTGGCACCCACAGAATTTCCTTCTATGAAAGGAAGGAAGGTTGTGGCGATTGATTTAGAAACATGTGATCCAGGACTTATTAAAGATGGACCAGGTTGGCCACGAAAGATAGGATCAGTCATAGGCATCTCAATATCAAGTGGTGATTTTACAGCCTATTATCCAATTGCACACGAAGGTGGTGGAAATATGGATAGAGGGGCTGTTATAAAATACATCAGAGACATATGTGAAGATGATTCAATAGAAAAAGTTTTTCATAATGCTCAATATGATATTGGATGGTTAAGTGTAATAGAAATTGAAGTTAAAGGCCGCATCCATGATACAATGGTGGCGATGGCTTTAATTGATGAGAATAGATTTTCTTATACATTAAATAGTATCTCCTTTGATTATCTGGGGGAATATAAAAATGAATCTAAACTTAAAGAAGCAGCTTTGGCATTTGGAGTGGACCCTAAATCAGAAATGTATAAATTACCGTCCACATTTGTGGGGGAGTATGCTGAGGAAGACGCAAGGCTGACCCTTAAGTTGCATGAGAAATTATCATGGGAGATCAAGAAGGATAATCTTGAGACTATTTATGATATTGAATGCAGATTAATTAATGTTATTTTTAACATGACTAAAAAAGGTGTTAGATTTGATCTCGATAAGTGCCTAACCTTAAATGATAAATTCAGGAATAAAGAGAAAAAAATTTTAAAAAGAGTAAAAGATTTGACAAATCAGAACGTGGAGATATGGGCAGCAGCTTCAATAGCAAAAGCTTTTGATTCTTTAAACTTACCATATGAAAGAACCGAAAAGACGAATGCACCTTCTTTTACAAAGATGTTCTTAA